GGTGACGGCTACCAATGCGAGCCAAGTATTGGACAGCTTTTTGGTAGTGAGATACAGGACGGCGGAAGACCCCGACGGCTTTAACATCGGCATTATTCCGCATGGGCAAACATCCGTCACAGTGCAATGCCCCGCGTTTACGGCGGCAAGTGACGTGCATTTTAGCGTGTTCGCGGCGGTCGGTACATACACGGCAACCACGCGGGCAGACGGCACAACCAGTTACGCGGTCGAGACGGTCATGGAGTCAAGTGCTTTGGAGTATGGCGGGAGCATCCCCGCTGCTCCGAGCAGTGTGACACTCTCCCAGACCGCAACGGCGGGAACAATTCGCGTTGTGTTTGATTGGGCATGGACGGAGGCAACGTCCGCAGAGCTGTCATGGGCAGACCATGAGGACGCATGGGAATCCACGGACGAACCAGACACCTACATGATAGCTAATACACACGCATCGGCGTGGAACATCAGCGGATTGGAAACGGGTAAAGTTTGGTATGTGCGTGTACGCCTTGCAAGCGGTGACGGAGACAGCCAGACATTCGGCGCATACTCCGTAACAGTCAGCATTGACCTTTCAAGTGCGCCCTCTATCCCGATTTTAACGCTCTCAAGCGCGGTTATTACTGAGGGCGGTAGCGTCGTTGCATCGTGGGCGTTTACTTCCACAGACGGCACGGGGCAGGCATCCGCAGAGGTGGCGGAGGTTGTTGGCAACACCTATTCCGTACTTGCCGAAGTTGGCGGCGCTCAAAACATCACCCTTGACGGCATGGACTGGCAAAGCGGCGAATCCCATTTGCTGGCGGTGCGCGTCACTTCGGAAAGCGGCAAACAATCCGCCTGGTCGGACGCGGTCGCGGTGACAGTTGCGGAACCGCTTGAGATTGCAATTACTTCCACGTCACTGACTGAACAGACGATAACAGTTGACGGCGAGTCGCGCACAATCATGGCACTCACCGCAATGCCGTTATCTGTCACAGTTACGGGCGCGGATGAGGGTGGAACGACGCGCGTTGTTATTGAGCGTGCGGAGGACTACCACATCGACAGACCCGACGAAACGACGTTTAACGGATTCGCGGGCGAAACAATCGCGATTTACTCCCAGACGGGCGAGAGCGCAATAACAATCTCCAATGATGACCTAATCGGACATTTGGATGACGGCGCAAGTTATAGGCTCATAGCGACCATACAAGACGGACTTGGACAGAGCGCGGAAATGGCACAGGATTTTGAGGTGCATTGGACGCATCAGGCGTTAGCGCCTACCGCATCCGTAAGCATGGACAATAAGAGCATGGTCGCACAGCTTACACCCACAGCACCCACGGGAGCGGCGGACACGGACGTTTGCGACATTTACAGACTTTCCGCAGACCGCCCCGAACTCATTTACCCCGATGCGGTATTTGGCACAACTTACGTTGACCCTTATCCGACACTTGGCGAGATGGGCGGCTATCGTTTCGTACTCCGTACCGCCAACGGCGATTATGTCACAGCGGCGGATACGCTTGCATGGACGGACGTTAGCGCGTCACTCGATGCGGGTGCAAATATCATTGATTTCGGAACGGGCAGAGTGCTCTTGGAATACAACACCGATTTATCGCACAGTTGGAGCAAGGATTTCAAAGAGACGAAATATCTCGGAGGCTCCATTCAGGGCGATTGGAACCCCGCAGTAAGTCGCACGGGAACAATCAACACAGTTGTCACCGCAGACAATACGGAAACAATCGAGATTATGCGGAGACTTGCCACATACGCGGGTATTTGCCACGTTAGGACTAAGGACGGGAGCAGCTATGCCGCTGATGTACAGGTAAGCGAGTCTTACGCACAGGACAACGCGCACAGAATTGTCAGTTTTAATTTGTCAATCACTCGCATTGATCCCGACGGTTATGACGGCATGACGCTTGCAGAATGGGAGGCGGCTAATGGATTGGAGTAAAGGATTCAGCGCCGCCTACGTGATGCAAGAGGTAGACCCCGCAACGTGGCGCGATACGGGCGTAATACAGATTACAGGCGGAACAATCAAGCGCGAGCTGACAGGGAAACGCGAGTCCGCAGATGTTGACTGCAAGGGCATCGAGATAGGCGTGGAGAGGTGGGTGAGAATCTACCTTGAAACGCAACAGGACGGTGCGAGCGCACGCACGGCATTATTTACGGGCCTTGCAACCTCACCCGCTGACGAATACGAGGGGAACGCACGGAGTAACACATTGTCATGCTATTCCGTGCTTAAACCTTGCGAGGATGTAGCGCTCCCGTTAGGGTGGTACGCTCCGCAAAATGCAAATGGCGCTGAAGTAATCAGGCAGTTATTGTCGGTTACTCCCGCGCCTGTTTTTGTGGAGTCTGACGCGCCCAGACTCAACGACCATATCATTGCGGAATCCAATGAGAATCACCTCACCATGATTGACAAGATTCTCACGGCGATAGATTGGCGAATACAGATAGATGGCGATGGTACGATTCACGTCGAGCCGAAACCGCTTGAAGCTGTTGCAAGTTTTGACCCGCTTGAGAACGACATGATTGAGACGAAAATCAAGGTTTCCGGAGACTTGTACTCATGCCCGAACGTCTACCGCGCCACTTCCGGAGACGTAACCGGCATTGCAAGAGACGAAGACCCAGACAGCCCACTCTCCATACAGAACCGTGGACGTGAAGTGTGGAAATCCGAAAGCGGTGTGAATCTGGCGAGCAACGAAAGCATAGCGCAATACGCACGGCGGATGCTAAAACAGGCACAGCAAGTCAAAGGGGCGGCAAGCTACACGCGGCGCTATATGCCTAACGTGCGCCCGTCCGACCTTATCCGCATGGCATACCCCGCGCAGGGATTGACAGGTGTGTACGTGGTACAGAGCCAGACCGTGGCGCTTGAATATGGTGCGGCAACCGATGAACAGATATTGGAGGCGTAACTTGAGCAATACAGATATTATTAGGAGCTTGCAGAGCGCTATGGAGGCAAAAAAGACCCCCACGCCCTACGACGCCCCCGCAGTGGTAACCCGCATTGAGGGCAACGCCACCGCATGGGTAAAGATTGCTGGCAGTGATACAGAAACGCCTGTAAAGCTGACAATTGACGCAAAAGCGGGCGATACCGTACAGGTGCGAGTTGGTGGCGGTTCCGCATGGCTCACGGGCAACCAGACAGCCCCGCCCACAGATGACACCAAAGCGGACAAGGCGATGGAACAGGCAAACAAGGCGAGCGGGGTGGCAACGAACTATGTCACGGACACTAAGGACGGTATTTTTGTTCATCCTAAAAATAATGATGCTGACGGCGTAAGAATTACGGACGCAATTGAAATTCTCAAAGGCGGGCTGTCCTTCTTCCGCGCATGGGTAGAGAACGGCCTTGCAAAGGTAAGAGTTGGCAAAGCCGATACGGGGCACACGATCATTGACTCCAACGGCATGCGGGTCTATGGCGGAGACGGCTCCGAGCAGCTTGCGAATATCGGATACGGCGAGGGCAACGACGCGGGCGGTGGAGTCGCAGAGGCTCCGTATTATACATTCGGGATCCGCAACGAGGCTTATGACATTGGGAATTATTCTTTTGTTGAGGGTTACGACAACAGAGCAACAGCGATGGGCGCCCATGCAGGCGGCTCGGGTTGTGAAGCAAATGCCCCGTGGTCTTTTGCCCTCGGCATGGATCTTGTGACAGACTATGCTGGGCAATTTGTCTGCGGGAGCTTTAATAAGTCAGAGAATAAGCCTTTTATCATTGGCGGCGGCCTGTTGTCTGACGATCCGAATGACCGTGCAAACATCTTCTCGGTGGACTGGGATGGCGTAGCATGGGCGGCTGGCGGGTATGGCGGACTGGTAACGACTGAGGATGTAACGGTTGCAATCACTTATGCGGCGGGCAATATCGGAACTCGTGGCGCGTCTGAATCACTCGGAACGACCGTCAAGGCAAACCATACGTATATCGGCGCGTACATCTTGGACAACCGCAACACATCCGCATTTAACGCCACCGTGCAAGGTAACGGACCGAACAATACGGCGCACCTTTGCGCATATCGAGCCACCGGCAACGCGGTAAGCAATGCGAGCGTTACAGTCCGCAAAGTATGGCTAAAGACTGGAGGCGCATAATGAGCGAATTGAATATTATTACAGCGAACCTTGCGCACGGAAAACAATACGTAACGGCAAGCCGCTACATGGAGGACTACGGGCAAATCCTCAAGATCGAGGGCATTGACTTGCCCAACGTCTATCAGGTGGACTTTTCCAACAACCTGATGCGCGGCACGTCTATGACAGTGCTTGGAAATGCTGACGGCGTAGCAATCCCAGACGAATACATCAGCACGGGGCGCGATGTGTATGCGTTTTTGTATCTGACGGGTGATAGTTGGGGCAGAACAATCGCAACCATTCGCATCCCCAACAAGACACGACCGACGCGCACGAACGCAATTCCGACACCGACGCAACAGGGCATTATAGACCAGACCATCGCCGCCCTCAATGATGCGGTAGAGTCCACTGCGACGGACGCGGAGCAGACAGCAAGCGACGCGGCAAGAGCGGAAGCGGCAAGGACAGCGGCGGAGAGTGCGGCGGAGAGTGCGGAGGCAAGCGCCACGGCGGCGGCACAGTCTGAGGCAAATGCAAGCACAAGCGCAACCACAGCGACCAACAAGGCAAGCGAGGCAA